AGAAATGTCTAAGGGCCGCGATCCTAGATCCGTTGAAGATCCTGAGTTTTGGGGCGCTGCGTTCTTGCAGGGTGGTGGCTTTGGAATTTTTGGTGACTTTTTGTTTTCTGATGTCAACCGTTATGGCGGAGGCTTAGAGCAAACAGTGGCGGGGCCAGTTGTCGGTCTTGTCAATGATATAAGAAAATTGACTATAGGTAATATTTATCAAGCAGCGGAAGGTGAAGATACAAATGTAGCAAGCGAAATGATTGGCCTTGTTCACAGATATATGCCAGGCACATCGCTTTGGTATTCGCGCCTTGCCTTTGAGCGGATGCTTTTTGACCAAGCAAAACTGTGGGCTGATCCTGATGCTGGCAAAAAGATCCGGCGTAATATTCGCAAGTATCAAAGAGAATATGGTCAGGATTACTGGTGGACACCTGGACAAATGCAACCGTCAAGAGGACCAGATTTTGACAATGTGTTTGGAAATTAGATAAATATCTGGTATAGGGCTTACAAAGGAGTACAGACATGGCAACATTAGCAGACAGGGTCTATGACAATGGCCTTACAGTTTTAGACACGGAGGCCAATCGTGTTGATATTTGCTCTCAGGAGCCAGCAACGTATGCAGCCGCAACATCAACCTACACTTTAGGAAATACAACCAGTATTAGTATTTCCGCACCAACAGACGGTGATACATCTGGGCGTAAAGTTACACTTAGTGCTATTTCTAATGGCTCTGTAACTGCAACTGGCACAGCAACGCACTATGCAATTACAGACACAAGTAACTCACGCTTGCTTGCGACTGGTTCTTTATCATCATCTCAGTCTGTAACATCTGGAAATACATTCAGCTTAACAGCGGTTGATATAGAAATTCCTGATCCAGCATAAGAGTTAAGATATGGTCACTCTTGTTAATCGGGCAAAAATGTCCACCAGCACCACGGGTACTGGAACGATAACTTTGGGTTCTGCTGAAACTGGTTATCAGACTTTTGCTGATGCAGGGGTGGCTGATGGTGATGTGGTTCGTTATGTCATTGAGGATGGCAATGACTGGGAGATTGGCTCAGGCACTTACACTGCTACTGGCACGACCCTCTCGCGCACGGTAGACGAAAGCAGCAATGCTGGTGCTGCCTTGAATTTAACTGGCTCTGCGGTGGTATTTATTACGGCTGCGGCGGGGGATGTGTTTCAAGGTGAGTTGTTTGCCGAGAACCCAAGCAGCCCTACCGCGCCTAGTGCTACTGGTACAAATGCTGTGGCGATTGGCAGTAATACAACAGCTACAGGACAAAATGCGTTTGCAATAGGTATAGGTGATGGTGACGCCACTGGTACAAATGCTTTTGCTGTTGCTGGTCAGTCTACTAATACAAGCACTATTGCTATTGGAACTAACTCTAGGGCAAGCGGTTTTAAGTCTGTATCTATTGGAGCGGACAGTGATGCTACAGGGACAAGGGCGGTTGCTATTGGCGCAGACGCCCAAGCAATTTCCGGTGCAAATGCTACCGCAATAGCAGATAGCTACGCATCAGGAACAGACAGTTTTGCAGCAGCTATAGCAAACAACACATCTAGCTATGGTGCTACTGGTTCTAATAGTATTGCTATTGGACAACAGGCTAAAGCATCATCATCTAATGCTGTTAGTATTGGCGGCTTGTCTGGTGCGCCTAGTTTGGCATCTAACAGCCTTGCTGTGGCTATCGGTTGGGCAACGGCTTCTGGCTCTGGTGCTTTTGCTGTTGGCAATAATAGTCAGGCAACCGCAACTCAATTAAATAGTGTTGCAATTTCTGGCAATGCAACTGCAACGTATTCAACTGCTATTGGCAAGTCATCAGACAATGCAAACGCATCAGCGTCTGGGTCTGGGGGTATTGGACTTTCTGGTGCATTAGCGCAGGGGCAAGATAGCCTTGCTGTACTTCTTGACGCACGGTCGGTAGCAGCTAATTCTGTTGCAATAGGCTCTAGGGCTAGAGCAAATCAAATCGGTAAGTTTGCTTTTGCAAACGGCAGGTTTAGCGTTGCGGGCGATGTACAAAGCGGTACATTTATCCTTCGTAGCGACACAACAGATGCAACTGCAGAAGCTCTTACAACTAATAACAGCACCGCTTCTACCACTAACCAAATTATCCTGCCCAACAACTCTGCCTATGCCTTCCACGGCACCATCGTAGCACGTCAGCAAGCATCAGGCGGTACAGCAAGTGCAGCATGGAAGATTGAGGGCTTGATCCGCAGGGAAGGTTCTGCTGGTACAACGGTGCTAGTCAACAGCGCAACAACTGTCCTAGACAACACACCATCGTGGGGCATGGCTCTGAGTGCTGACACTACAAACGGTGGCTTGGCAATCACAGTCACAGGTGCAGCATCAACTAACATTCGCTGGGTCGCTACGATCCACACATCTGAAGTAACCTACGCCTGATAGGAGAAACCAATGGCTATTCAAAACAACATCGCAGAAGGGGCAAGCCAATATGGTATCGCCTTTAATAATGCATACTACCGTATCGTAACGGCAAGTATCTCACGTCAACGTGGCACTGATCCTAAGTTTTCTGTAATGATTGACTTGTCTGCTTATGCAACAAGCACACCTACAGACGACACCCGTGAGGTGGACTTCAAGCGTTACCACGCAAACCTAGATGACATCAACGCATCATCAGGAGATGCTTTCCTAGACAAATGCTATTCTTGGGTAATGGCTCAGGACGACATGGCGGGATCAACTGCCGTTTAAGGAGTAACTTATGGGCATTGTAATTGACTACACCAGCGACTTCTTTCAGCCCTCCCCATCAGCGGAGAAGGTTGGAACTATTACGACTGGCAGCATTGATCTAGGCAGCGGAAATGTGTTTAGCGATGCCCCTTCTGCCAATGTAACTTATACCTTTAGCAGCCCACCCGCGACTGGCAATGCCTATGGGTTTACGTTGAAAGTAACGCCATCAGCAACTGTAACTATTACTTGGCCTACGTCTGTTGACTGGGCGGGCGGCACGGCTCCTACGGCACCTGCAAGCGGTGAGACTGATGTGTTTACCTTCTACACCCAAGACGGTGGTACGACTTATTATGGTTTCCAAGCTGGGGATGCAATGGCATGAGTATCGCACGGCTGATGCAGCAAGCGGCGGCTGGTGTGCCGAGCGGAGTGGTCTGGACCGACCCTGACTTGGCTAATGCGTCGTATGATGGGGTGTCAGTCAACCAAGAGGCTGGGTCTGAGCTTACGTCTACTGTAACGATATTTAGATTTAAGCCAGACGGACTGCGTTGCTACATTGGGGACATTGGAAGCGACAGCATACACCAATACGATCTTTCAACCGCATGGGACTTGTCAACATCAAGCCTTGATACTAGCTTTTCAGTATCATCTCAAGAAACTCAACCTCGTGATATAGCCTTCAGTAATGATGGGACTACCATGTTCATGCTTGGCTCTGGTGTTGAAGCCATGTTTGAGTATTCACTTTCAACGGCTTGGGATGTTGGAAGCGCCACTTATACTGGCGTATCTTTTTCCAGTTGGCCGACAGTTTCTGAGGAACCTACTTCGGTTGCATTTAACGACGACGGGTCGAAGTGCTATGTGGCGGATTATGGCGTGGATGAAGTTTGGCAATATAGCCTTTCAACAGCGTATGACTTATCAACTATTTCTTATGATAGTAAAAAAATAACCAGCCTTACAACTTACGGCCCACAGGTTAGCGGTATTTTCTTTAGCCCGACCGGAGATAAATTATTCGTTTCCTTTGTGGAGGTAAGCGGAGGCACTACTGGTGGCGTTTTCCAGTTCAACCTTTCTACTAATTTTGACATTTCAACCGCATCTTATTCAGGCTTGTCCTTTGTATTAAATGAGGATTGCTCGGCAGGTCTTGAGTTTAAGTCTGATGGGTCGAAGGCATATAATGCTCTTTATACCGGCGGTTCCGGCGCAACATACCAATACTCAACCGACTAAGGGGGCATCATGCTGCTAGTCAAAACATCAAACGGACAGGTAGAGCAATTCCCATACACGATTGGACAATTTCTCCGTGATAATCCTCAAACGTCGTTCCCTAAGGATATTCCTGTAGAAATACTGAATAGCTATTCAGTGTATCCTGTAGCAGAATTAACTAAGCCTGACTACGATCCACTGGTGCAGAGCATATTGCGTGATGCTATGCCAGAGCTAGAAGCTAATAGTAATGAGTGGCAAGTAGGTTACACTGTAGAAAGCAAACCGCAGGACGAAGCTGAACGTAATGTCCGCAGAAAGCGTGACCAACTGTTAGCTGAAACAGATTGGATGGCTTTGTCAGACGTAACCATGCCGGCAGAAATGCAGTCGTATCGTCAGGCACTTCGTGATATAACGGGGCAGGCGGGCTTCCCGTATGCCGTGACTTGGCCCACTAAACCGTAGGAGTAGCACATGCTTGGCTTCAGCCCCTTAGCATCAGCCGCCCTAGCAGATGATGGGGTTGTAGCAGAACAGGCTTTTGGTCTTGATGCTATTACAACGGGTGCGCCTGTTGTTGACAGTTCAAGCATTACTCAGGTTCATTCTCTTTCTGCTGTTCCAATTACAACGGGTGCGCCTGTTGTTGATATTCCCACTGTAGCAGAAAATGATGAATTAACTTCTACAGATATTACAACTGGCAATCCTACGGTTGATAACTCTAGCATTACTCAGGTACATAGTCTAACTTCTGTTGCTATTACAACGGCTGCACCTATTGTTGATAGCTCAAGTATTACTCAGGTACATAGTCTTACAGCTACTTCAATTACTAATGCAGCGCCTATTGTTGACACTCCAACTTTAGCGGAAAGTAATGAGCTAACCAGTACTTCTATTACAACTGGTGCTCCTATTATTGATAGCTCTACGCTTACAGAAGATCATGTATTAACAGCTATTTCAATTACAACGGGTGTTCCTACTGTTGATACACCTTCTATTGGTCAGGTAATTAATTTAACTGCAAATCAAATTACAACGGGCGCTCCTGTAATAGATAGCCCTGATTACTTTATTCAATTAACAGCAGATGAAATTATAACTGGGAATCCTTTAGTTGATCAGCCCACTATTACTCAAGATCATAGTTTAAGTGGCGAGCAAATTACAACTGCTGCACCTACCGTTGATGAAACAGATTACTTTATTCAATTAACAGCAGATCAAATTACTACTGGCGCAGTACAGATTGATGCTTCTACGGCCACTGAAAACAATGTTCTTACTGGTATAT